TACATTAGCTACTACAGTCCAGGTAGTCATTAATGTAATCCGTAGTCAATTCTTGTTACAGGTGCTGTTCCTGAATGCCTATCTCTTTCGTTTGAAGTAATAATGTCTGCTTTAGCTTTTTCATAAAAACCCTGCCAAACTTGTATTCTTTTATCGTTTTGTAAATAAGGTTCTGCTTCAACTAATGCTCCGTATAAATAAACATCTGGGTGATGAGTCAGCATGTCGTTAGTTGTGTTTGAGTCTGATAAAGGAGTAAAGGTTTTGTAATAAGCTACCTCTATTTCGTAAACTCCATCAGGTATAGGTCTAATTTGTATGTCATTACCCTTGATTGAATAGGCTTTAGGGCAACCTGTGCTGCTTCCAGCTTGTAATCTGTCCATTATCTCAGGTGTTAAATATTCTAGTGGTGTTTTAGGGTCAGAGTTTAATTTAATGTTACGCATAGCAACATAGTTATCAGGCAAAGTATAATACTCTGTTCCTGAAATTGTATTAGCTGTTACTCTAGTTTCCATTCTCCTAATCTTAAAATCTCTTTTGTGCCTTGTTTCAGCTAAAGCAATAAAGTCAGGGATAACATCTGTTAAATCACTTCTATCTAGCCAAGAAGCTATAGATGTTTTTAATTCTGCATATGTTGATATAGCCATTATATTACCCTAGATGTTGTTTTTAAATATCTATAGTCAGGACTGTTTAATAATTTCCTAACTGCTGGTGCATGATTCTTATCATATAAGTCTACACCAAATTTGTTCTTCCATTCATAATAAATTGTAACAGGAATCCTAGCAGATAATCGAAGTTCATCTTTTATATGATGGTCTTCCTGTTGCAATCTTTTGTTTTGGTCAAGTAACTTAGTTAAGTCTTCCGACTTATGTTGTATAGCTCCAGTGCCATCAGCAGAATGAAAATGAAATGTTTGTCCATCTCCTAATCTTCTACTCATTACTCACTAAGCTCCTCAATGTAAACTATCGGTGAACCTGCTGCTGCAATACAAGACAGCTTGTCAGCATTGTCTATCTTAAACACTTTAGGTTCATTAGCGACTAAGCGTATGCCAGTAGCTACTGCCGATGTACTAGCTTTTCCAAAATCAACAAATACTTCTGTAGCACTAGAAGTAACTCTTACATAAGTAACTCCTGCACTAAAAGCATCTGTTCTGTTTGTGCCTGTTTGAGTTACAGTAATCGTGTGATTCTTTATAACTCGTTGTCCGTAGCTCCAGTTGCTCATTGTTATCTCCTAATCCAAAATGTTATTTCAGCTAGTACAGCATTTGTAGATGCACCACTAGTAATCATTTCGATTGTTCCACCTTCTTCAACAACATTTAATGCTGTAGGTTCAGATGAAAAAGTAGTTCCGTTTACTGAGCTAGTATGTGTGAATGAAATCCCACCACCAGTTACTGCAACGCCACCAATCTCAAAAGATAATACAGCAGGTGCTGTAGCAATAGTTCCTCTACCCATAGCTGTGATCTTTATAATTCTTCCACCATCTGGAACAACTACAAAAGAACTAGAAGCCGTAGAAAGTGTAGCTATCTCGCCTTTTAAAAAATAATCATTTAATGTTCTCATTAAATTTCTCCAATATTAATAACCTCGTTCCGAAGCGATACTTTCTTCAAGGTTATTATTAATGTATCTGGGTGGGGTAGGAAACCAAGCCTACCCCTAGACAATAACCTTATGAGGTTATGAAATGTTTAAGTTATGCTGTTGTGCAGTCAGCAATTTTAGCTGAAGCTTTTTCGTTTTTAGAAACGAGAGTATACTCAACTATTAATTGTTTAACTTCACTGTCACCAGTTTTTGCTAAGTCTTGAACTGTGAAAGGTCTTAACATAGCAGTAGTCCACATTTCTGTGTCCACTATCATAGTTGTCCTTCCAGAACTTCTCAAGATTCTATCAGCTACTACTCTAACTTCACCGAAGTCAGAAACATAAACATCGATAGTCGCAACTAAGCTTTTATCTTCTGCCATGTCCATACGAGTAGAGTTTCCAGTGAAACCCGATACTTTTTGTTTGTTGAATGAACCAACAATCAATAGATCAGGATTACCACCTTCATCGTAACAAGCTTTAAGATTTGATTTAACTAATGCTTCAGTTAAAACTCTTTGAGTTCCATCTGTAACTGCACCAGTCGAACCATTTGTAGCTCCGTTAGTTCCATGAGAGTCGTTAGTAACACACCAAGCTTCGTATCCTCTAAGTCTACGACCTGTGCCTGATGAACCAACAGTTGCAACATTAACACCTGTTAAGTCAAACTCCATATCTCTTTTTAGTTCTTTACCAGCTTTAGCTATTTGATAAGCCATCTCTGATGTCATTCCAGCTTTGTTAATTACTTCTTGAGTACCAGTAACTACAACAGGTTTCGTAGAAATCTGAGTATAGTTAAGTAATTTAGAAGTAGCTACTAAAGCTCTGTTTGGGACATTATCGCCCTCCATTACAACATTGGTAGCTGCTGCCGCCAACGCATCTGTTTGCCATTCATGTAGTGTAGAGGAAGCTGAACCAGTTCCAATAGAAGACATAAATGGAGTGTCTGTTGGTGAGATGTTATAAATAACATTCGCCAAGTCTTCTCTTCTGTCAGCAGAATCGAAGGTTTCATACGCATTTGTATAAATTGCCATTTTTGATTACCTTTATAAAAAAGTTATAGTATTAGACTATTTGGTCATAAGACTTTCAATAAGGCTTGAAGCATCATTGATATGTCCTGACTTCCTTAGTCTTGCTCTTTTTGCTTTAAGCTTATCACTAGATATTTCTTCTCTACTTGCTGGAGAACCAGGTCGTTGAACTTTAGGTACAACTTTTGATTTCTTTCCAGAAATCTTAGCTGTTAAAAGTTTATCGTATAACATGGCTTTATGTAGAATATCTACAGACCTTGCATCAATTAAGCTATCAACTTCCTGTTCACTAAATCCTTTTTTGACTGCAAAACTTTTTATATCTTGTTTAAGTTTTGGGCCTTTATCAGGGTCATGAAAATCAGGTACTCTCTGGCTTATTATTTGCTGGTTTCTTTGAAGTTCTGCATTCCAAGCAGTTTCCCGCTCTTGACCTTGTTTATAATGGATATTCTTTTGTTCTTCCGTTATTAACCTTTGGTTTTCTTGCAATTCCCTATACTGGTCACGCTTTAACATGTATTCAGTTGGGTCTTCTTCCTTGAGTTGTGTCCAATCAGTTTTTGCAAGTTCATTTATTTTAGAATCTGCCTGAGTGTTAAATTGTTCAAGTTGTGATAAGTAACGCTGTCTTTCTTGTTGAGTGGCAGCTAATTCTGAATCAGCTTTTTGCCTTTGTTCGGACAATACTTGACTTTTTCTTGTGTAATCAGCTTGTCTACTGTAACCAGCTAAAAGTTCTTCTTGGGTGACTTCTACATCTTTACCATCTACTTTGACAGTGTATGTACTAAGTTCCTCGTTTCCTTCTACTTGGTCTTGGTCTACTAAGTCATCAACAGATAATCCATCAGGATTACTTGCTTCGACTTCAACTGATTCGGACTCCATGTCCTGTTCAGAAACTTCTTCCGTTGTTTCTGTTTCTACTTGGTCTTCTGTGCTTTGCTCACTCGGAGTGCTCATCATACCTTGTAGTGCTTCCTGAGCCGATTTCACATCTGTAACAGGTGTGCCACCGAACTTAGAATCTTGTATAGGGATATCATCTTTTGCCATGATTATTTACCTCCCTTCAATTCGTTTTCAACTATCTTGCCATTCTCCATTGTGTTCACAAGTACATTTTGTGCTGTGAGTACACCACGAAGTGAGAAATATAAAGATTCTCTTTTACCAGATTCTTCCATTTCTGTTCTAATCCATTGTTGAAAAATATCATTTTGGATTACTTCATAAGATTTTATTAACAAAGGGTCTTTAAGTAACCTTTCGGCATCTTGCCCTTCTTTAATTTGATTGTCTTTATCTGCCATTGTCTTCTCCTATTTGGTTGATTCTATCCACAAAGTCTGTGGTTATAGTTTTTCTCCCACTGAGATAACCTTGAATATCATTCCTAGGAATAGATGTTTTCAAGCATACCTCGTTTATTGAAAGTCGATGTTTTAACATTAGTTGTTGTAATTCTGTTTTTGTCAATTCCGACTTTATATCAAACTTAGACAAATTATTTTCCTATTTTCTTCTGTGTCATTCTATGTGACTCTGTAAAAGATTTTCCTGAGTTCATAAGTTTACGCATCATAGCCATGTGTTTAGCGGTATGGTGAACCTTATGTTTTACAAGAGTGCCTTTTTGCTTTTTAGTTAGCATAATTTATTGTCCTGGCTTATATGGTTTATTTTTTCTTTTCATAATAACCTCAATAGTTGTGTAAATTTGTCTGTCATTAAAATAAATATAACTAAAGCTCCCCAGATTGCATATTTGAATCTAAAGACCTCTATCTTAACATCTCTCATGTCTGTTTCTATATGTGCTAAGTGATTGTTTTTTATATCATTTATATCTTTTTTAATTAATTCTATTTCAAGATTTAGTTCACTGTTATCTTTCATGCTAGTGGTAACTTTTTTCGTTTAGGATAAGTATTTACAGCTTTTTCTACAGCTACTTTTTGACTATTACCTTCTTTTTTTAAACCTTTAATTTTTTTAGAAATTAATTTATTTCTTTCGATTCTTCCATGCCCAGAATGTGTAGGGAATCCCATTATCTTGGCCCTATTCCTACGGGTCTATTTTGAGTTGCTTCTAAAGCCAACTCTGCTTCATTAAGTTCTAGTTGAGATTTTTTAAGTAACAATTCTTGTTGTTTAATTGCCATGTTAACAGCCGCTTCTTCTTTTTTAAGTTGCAACTCTTGTGATTTTAGCTGTGTATCAATTTCTAATTCTTGAGCTTGTAGTTTTAATTTCTGTAACTCTATTTGTCCTTTTTGATTAGCAATTTTTTCTTCTACTGTAGGTTCAGGGGGCGCTTTAGGAGGAGCTGATTGCGGATTAGATATAAACTGGTCTGCGTTTTTATACCCAGACTGTGCTATAAATTCTTTTACAGCATTATAAATATTATCTGGGGTAACCAGTGAACCCATTCCACCATTTTGAACTAATTGTTGTATAACCTGCATAATAGAACTCATTGTTTGGGTCTTGCTTTGCTGACTACCGCTACCAACCCCAACATTAACTGTACAATTTAGTTTTTCTTTCCATTTAGAAACATCTATTGGCACGAACTGGCCATTGAGATAAGCTATTTTTTTCCTATCTTCATATCTTTGTACTAAAGCGTAAATATTTCTAAACAAATCTTTTATACCTGTTTCTGCAAATATACGAGCTATTAATTCAACTCTCTGCATAGCGGACTCTGTCGCTGCTGATATTGCTCCTGTAGTAACATGCGAATTAAGTACATCGGGATTTAATCCCTGCGTAGTTTTCGATACACCACTTCTTTCTTCCCTAATACCATCTAGGTATTGAACCATTTGGAACGCATAAGGTTGTATCTGTGGTGTAGGTAGTGCTGTAACAGCTCCTGGTGCTCTCATTCTAACGATTCCACCTGGTTTAGAGGACAATAGGTCATCTAATTCTACTTGACCAGCAAGAACAGCGTATCTTGCGTTGTTAGTTAAATACATATTATCAAGAAGATTTCTCATAATAGTAGATTTAATTAATTGTATATCTGAAACTGTATCCGCAATACTCATGCCATGAAACTTATGGGGTATCGGTAGTGGGCAGATAGTTGAAAAAGGAATAGAGTCTATTTCTTCGTTATCTAAAATAACATCTCCACTTTTTGTAATCTTTCTTAGTTCTGCTATACCATCACCATCATAATCAATGTGTATATAACATTCTTCTAACCAAACTTTTCTTGAGGGGCCTTTACCCTCATCTGCTGGAACAGAATCTTCATCATAGCTAAATCTAGCTTGTCTTTCTTCGTTCCACTCTGCGTTATTATGGGTATAGGTAGGTAAATCATCTACAATACTTTTAGAATATCCTTCTAAAATTAAATCACTAACAGATTTTTTAACCCTATGACATACAAAACTAGCATCTTCAATAGAAGTAGCCCTTCTTGATACTAAAAATTCTTCTGGTGGAACGGATAAAACTCTTACCTGCCCATCTATTGTGACTTTTTTAACCTTAACATCGTGTTCTATAATTGCTTCTGATACTTGAGTTCCATAATCATCTACTTGGGCTTTTTCTATAGTAATCTCAGTATGCTCTATAACTTCTAAGTCATCGTTTGCTAGGATGGATTGATACTCAATTTCAGTTAGGTTCTCGTATGTTTCAGTAGAAACCTCTTTTTTTTCTTCCCAGAAATGTTTAATAACTCCAGTCTTGCTTATCAAGGCATCTTTAAAGGCATCGTACAATATTTTAAAGCCATTATTTTGTTTATTAAAAACATAATTAACATACTCGGTAGCTTGTTTAGCCATTTTTACATCTTCAGGGCCTTGGGGTTCAAACTCAGCTATATTGCTGTGTGTGGTAAAGATACGCATAAGACTTGGCATAATATATTCAATAGTATCTCGTACATCGGTTGTAACGATTTCAGAACGACCTTCTATCTCATTACCAAAAGGCTCACCAAGATAATACTTCATAGATTGCTCTCTTTGAGCAGACAGTTCTGTATTGAAGTTTCCTGAAGCAGACTCTATTTCACTACTTAATTGTGAAGCTAGTTCATCTTCGGTCATCTTTTTGGTTTTAGCCATTTATTTTGCGTACCTATCTTTAAATTTTTGTGCTGCTGTTTTTTTTGAGCCTGATAAGTCATAACCTGCTCTTTTAATAGCTTCTCTTTGTTTCACTTTATCGGGGTTAGCATAATCAAACCTTACATCTTCTACTTGTTTATCAATATTTCTTCTTACATTTGCCCTGTCAATCTTGTCTGTTGTAGACATATAGTCTTGTATTTTTTCAACTTTTTGACTTTGTGTTAATCTATCATACTCTTTTTCAGTCATTTTATGAAACTGAAGCATTTTTTTACTTGCCATAATGTTCTCCTATAAGCCTATTTTCTAGGTTTTCTTGATAAGTTA